TCTTTGATAGGTTTGACAATACCATTTCTGGTAACATTGATGTCGCTGCAGGCAACTTTACTCTCGGAGAATTAGAAGCCGATACATTTACGGGTAACCTCACAGGTAGCGTAACGGGTAATGCTGACACTGCAACTCTCCTTGAGACCTCCAGAACGATTGGTATCTCTGGTGATGTGACGGGTACTGCAACATCGTTCAACGGTGGTGCAGACATTACTATTAGTGCCGCCATTACTGCTGGTTCAATCGTCAACGCAGACATCAATGCTGCTGCTGCGATTGCGGATTCTAAACTCGCAACCATTAGTACTGCGGGTAAGGTAAACAATTCTGCGACTACTGCTACTGCCGCAAACACTGGTTCTGCAATCATTGCCCGTGACGCGAGTGGTAACTTTGCGGGTGGTACATTCACTGGTGAAGTGAATCGTGACGCACAGACTACGGTAACTGCGGGAACGTATGGTTCTGCTACAGCAATCCCTGTTATCACTATTGACGCAAATGGTTTCATTGATAGTGCAGGAACGATTGGTGTATCCGGTATTACTGGTGTAGACTTTGATAGTTCAAACGGAACACTTACAATCAATACAAGTGGTAGTGACTTCTCTGATGTCCTTACCCTTGACCCATTCACTACTGCGGATTTGACCGAGAATACTAATCTCTACTACACTGACGCAAGAGCAAGAGCATCTGTTTCCGTAAACGATGCTGGTGGAGATGGTTCACTCGCCTACAACAATGGAACGGGTGTATTCACTTACACTGGCCCTAGTGCTTCTGAGGTAAGAGCGCATCTAACCGCCAACAAGGGTCTATCAGTATCAGACGGTGAGTTTAATATTGACTCAGCGAATGTTCGTGGTATGTTCTCTGGTGGTACAGGTATCACATACAACTCCGGTACTGGTGCGATTACCACAACCGATGGAGACATCGTCCACGATAACTTATCAGGATTCGAGGCAAACGAACACATTGATCATACCACAGTCTCGGTGACTGCTGGTGCGGGTCTGACTGGTGGTGGTACTATTGCCGCAACTAGAACTATTGATGTAGTTGGTGGTAAGGGTATCATTGCAAATGCAAATGATATTCAGATAGACTCTGCGAATGTCCGAGGAATGTTCTCTGCTGGTGGTGACCTTGCATATAACTCTGGTACTGGTGCGTTTTCATTCACCGAAAGAACAGATGGTGAAGTAAGAGGTCTTATCTCTGCTGGCGGAGACTTATCATATAATAGTGGTACTGGTGTAATGTCATTCAGTGAGACATACTCAAGTGCCGCAGAACTTCTGACCGCAGTTAAGACTGTAGACGGTGCTTCAAGTGGATTAGACGCTGACTTACTTGATGGACAAGAAGGTTCTCATTATCGAATCAACGTATACAATAACGCAGGCACGTTGTTAAACTAAGGATAAATAATTAGATGTCAAGTTATCAAAAAATCGGAAGTAGATCCGAGTTCATCGAATATTGTCTCCGTAGACTGGGTGCGCCTGTCATTGAAATTAACGTCGATGATGAACAAATTGAAGATCGTGTAAACGATGCATTACAACTATTTACCGAGTATGATGGCGATGGTAGTTACCGTGCATACACAGTGAAGACGATAACTCAGGCTATAATTGATCGTGGGTACATTGATTTTGACGAAGATAATGTGAACCCCAACATTGAGCCTAACAATATTCTGAGTGTTCTTCGTGTATTCCCAATCGATGACCATGCATCAAGCTCCAACTTCTTTGATATCAAATATCAGATGCGCCTGAATGATATGTGGGACTTAAACACTGGTATTGGGGATCTAGCATACTTTGAACAGATGCAGCAATATCTGTCTACCATTGATATGAAATTGACCGGACACCCACAGATCCAGTACGTCCAAGCGGGAAATACTTTGAACATCTTTGGTGACATTGCAGGCAGCCATGGAGATCTTCAAGTAGGCGATAAGATTTTGATTGAACTGTATGTTTCTAGCGATCCGAATGGAAATGGTAAGGTATATAACAATATCTTCTTGAAAGAGTATGCTACCGCACTTATCAAAGAACAGTGGGGCATGAACCTGATCAAGTTTGACGGAATGACCCTGCCGGGCGGCGTCCAGTTAAATGGTCGCCAGATTTATGAAGACGCAAAACAAGAGATCGAAACAATTCGCCAACGAATATACAATGAGTATGACACACCACCCGACTTCTTCGTAGGATAATATAATGGCGACGAACCCGTATTTCAAACAAGGTGTTCGTTCTGAACAAAATGTCTATGAGGATATCATTATTGAAGCCCTCAAGATGTACGGTCAGGATGTATATTACCTACCACGCGAAATAGTCAACAAGGATAAAATCTTTGGTGACGATGTGCCGTCACGTTTCGGTTCTTCGTATAAGGTGGAAATGTATATTGAGAATACCGAGGCGTTTGACGGGGAAGGTGATCTATTCACTAAGTTTGGTATCGAACTAAGAGACCAAGCAAACTTTATTGTTTCCAGAAAGAGATGGAAACAACTTGTAGGCACTCGACTGTCAGAGAATAACTTCCGTCCACGTGAAGGAGATCTAATCTACTTGACGCTGTCCAACTCTATGTTTGAGATACGGCGGGTAGAGACCGAGACTCCGTTTTATCAACTGAGTCAATTGCCCACATTTCGTATGCAGTGTGAACTGTTTGAATACAATGACGAAGACTTTGATACGGGTATTGACGCAATACAAGAGATCGAAGTTGAAGATGCCTTCCAGTATGCCTTGACATTAGACTCAGCTAGTGTTGGATACACAGTGGGCGAGACAGTAGAACAAACCTTTGCCACCTACACAATGAGGGGTGAAGTATCTGATTGGTCTGACTCAGACAGGGTCTTGCAATTGGTACATGTGGGCGCAACCGATGGTAAGTTCCATGAGTTTACGACTACAGCACAAGTTAAAGGCCAGACCAGTCTTGGTGTTGCTACTCCAACTCTTGTCGCACAACTACAGAACATTCAAGCTGACGCACAGAACTCAGTATTCGATGACTTTGAGAGTGACTTCTTGGACTTCTCTGAGAGTAACCCATTTGGAGATATCCAGTAATGTTTGGAACATGGTTTTATCATAAGAGAGTCAGGACAGCGGTATCCGTATTCGGATCTATGTTCAATAACCTCTATGTCTTACGAGAGAATTCTTCTGGTGAGATCATCTCACAAGTGAAAGTCCCACTGTCATATGCACCCAAAAGAAACTTCATCGCACGATTAGATCAGATGAGTAACGGTGAAGAGGCAGAACGTAGAGTGGCAATCAAGTTGCCTCGTATGTCGTTTGAGATTACGAACATGCAGTATGATGCGACTCGACAGTTACCCAAGACCAACGCGATCTCGAAGGTTGTGGCTGACACGGTAACCAGTAGACGCAAACTCTATACGTCTACCCCGTATACGATTTCATTTCAGTTGAATGTATACGCCAAGTCACAAGATGATGCACTACAGATCGTAGAACAGATCTTACCGTACTTTACGCCACAATATACCTTGACAATCAAGCCGTTTGCTGATATAGACACTCTAACAGAAGATGTTCCTGTCACATTATCGGGTGTCAGTTTCTCGGATGACTTTGAGGGTGCACTGGAACAGCGTAGGACAATCATATATACATTAGACTTTGAAATGAAGATTGCTCTATACGGCCCAGAATCCAATAAGGCAATCATTCGGGATGTTCGCAACAACTTGTTCTTACAAGAATCAGGACTCAATGACAGTGATGTGTATATCAAGACACTGAAAATTACTCCCGATCCGTCTTCAGTTAATGCTGATAGTGACTATGGATTCATAGAAACCGATTTGGATAGTGCATAATGAGTGATGAAAAAAGAATTAAGGATGACTACGAATACTCTCGTGATACCTACTACGATATTCTAGAGAAGGGTAAGGAGAGTATGGAACTGATGATTGAGGTTGCTCGTGAGTCAGAACATCCTCGTGCCTTTGAAGTTCTCTCGACCATGATGAAGAACATGGCTGATGTCAACGATAAGTTGATGGATCTGAATAAGAAGAACAAAGACATCAACACAAAGAACGAACCTAAACAAGTGGGTCACACCACAAACAATCTATTCGTAGGCACCACGACTGATTTGCAACGACTTATTAATGATGAAAAGAACATTATAGATGTTGAATCCAAACCAGAATGAATCCTATCTTGGCAATATCAATGTCAAACGGGACGGCGTTCAACACAATTTCACCGAAGAAGAGATAAAGGAATACATCAGGTGTTCCAAAGACCCCGTATACTTCTGTAAAAAATATCTAAAAGTCATCTCCCTTGATGAAGGATTAGTGCCATTCAATTTATACCCATATCAGGAGAAGATGTTTGATCATTTCAACAACAACCGATTTAGCATTGTCCTTGCATGTAGACAGTCTGGTAAGTCTATATCTTCTGTCGGTTATCTCATTTGGTTTGCTTGTTTTCACAGCGAAAAAACTATTGCGATTCTAGCAAACAAGGGTGCGACTGCGAGAGAGATGTTGTCTCGTGTCACCTTGATGTTAGAGAACCTACCATTCTTCCTTCAGCCGGGATGTAAGGCACTCAACAAAGGTTCTATTGAGTTTAGTAACAACTCACGCATCATCGCTGCGGCAACGTCCGGTAGTTCTATTCGTGGTATGTCTGTGAACCTACTGTTCTTGGACGAGTTCGCTTTTGTGGAACGTGCGAATGAATTCTACACATCCACCTATCCGGTAATCTCGGCTGGTAAAGATACCAAGGTAATTATCACATCTACCGCAAATGGTATCGGTAACACATTTCACAAGATATGGGAAGGAGCGGTTCAGAAGGTGAACGAGTTCGTCCCCTTCACGGTAAACTGGAACGATGTTCCTGGCCGCGACGAGGAGTGGAAACGACAAACCATCGCCAATACTTCGCAGTTACAGTTCGACCAAGAATTTGGCAACACCTTCTTTGGTACAGGTGATACACTAATCAACGCCGAGACATTATTGTCGTTTAGGGCAAAACCGCCACAACAAGCGCTTGAAGGGGCGGATCTACTCGTATACGATACCCCACAGAAAGGACATGAATATGTTATGACTGTGGACGTATCAAAGGGAAGAGGACAGGATTATTCTACGTTTAACGTAATCGACATTAGCATGAGACCTTTCAAACAGGTTGCTGTCTATCGCAATAATACTATATCTCCAATACTCTTTCCTAATATTATCTATAAGTATGCGAAACTCTGGAATGAGGCATATGTGGT